CATTAGTAACATTACTAGAGTTAGGAGCATATAAAAACATTGTTGATAATCCTGAACTAATCGTAACATTTACGGATGCCCTATTTTTAAATTGTATTACTTGTCCTGTTGAATACGCTAATGTAGGAATTGTTAAAGTTTGTCCTGCTGTTGTTCCAGAAAAAAGAACTATTAATGTCGGATTTGTTGTTGTTGGTATTGTTGCTGATGCTGTATAAGCAATATAAGTAGAACCTGTCGCTACTGTGATCCAATTCGTGGCTGTTGATGTTGATGATAACACCTGACCTGCTGTCCCTACATCACCAGAACTGTCTGTTAAAGTTGAATTTAATCTTAAATTATTATCAAAAGTATTTGTTCCCGCCCAAGTGTTATTAGTTGCTAATAATGTCGCACCGCCATTTATTTGATTTTGTAAATTATTTATTTTTTGGTTCAATTGATAGTTTGAATATGACATATATATATATTAATTAAGATTATATTTATAATAAAATTTTATTATGTTTGAATCCATGAAGTTCCTAAATTTATCGCACTTACAAAACCACCAGCACCTATAACAACACTAGCGGAAGTAACAGATGCACCAGTAGCATAAATACCTCCAGTAAATGTAATTGTTATCGTCCCAGATCCTGTGTTTTTAACTGTTATTCTTTGACCCTCGGGATAGCCAGATGGAACTGTCAATGTCCCACTTGCTGTTCCTGTAAATCTAAATAAATAATCTCTCATAACACTTGTAGATAGTGGAAAAGGTAATAAATTTGAATTTAATGATGCAACTGCTGTTATTCCTCCAATATATCCAGTAACACTATTATATATATGTCCTTCAATTGTAGACCTTGAATTAGAACTCCCTATAAATATTCTATTGTTTAATGTTGAACCAGTGCCTATATTAATATTTCCTGAAGATGAAACCGTTGTCCTTGCTCCTGTCCCAATATTTAGAGTGCCAGATGTTTGTGTTGTCGCAATATTGACATCAGTACTAACTGCCGATGCGTTTAATGAAGGTGCTACAACAGATGTTCCAGTAATAACACCTGCTGAAGAAATAGATCCCGACGTTGTTGATATACTAGAAGATGTTGATATAGTAGAAGATGATGTTAATGCACTAACTATATTTCCAATTATAGATAATGTTCCTTTAATAATTGTTGCATATGATGCACTACCAATATTTATAGTATCAACTGCTGGGACTGCTAAATCTGTATCTGTTCCAATATTTATTCCTCCGCTCGCTCCTGAATCTGAACCTATAATTATAGGACCAAAAGTTCGGGCTGCTGATCCACCACCAATATATAGAGCCCCTGTAGTTTGTGAATTAGCCAATCTTAAAAGTCCTGTTGTTGGTGCTGTTGCATTGTTAATATCTGATGCATCAATCCCAATATTACAAAGTTTAACTGCTCCTCCTGATGTTCCTGCTGTTGTATTACATAGTCGTATTGTTCTTGTTGCTGGTAATATTGAACCTATTAAAATGTCACCACTTCCTGTCGTCCCATATAAATTAATATCTGTTCCAGACGTTGATTCTGTTATTGTATTAATTGCTAACGCACCCGAAAAAGCCAATGAATTTGTAACTGTTAATCTATACACTTTATTAGAAATAGATGTTTGAATCCAATATGAACCATTAAAATATAACGATAATGTTTCTGTCAAATTTAAATCAATTAACGTGGTTGATGTTGATGTTCCTGTAAATAAAATTGATGTTGTGCTAATATTTACAGTTCCTCCTGCTGCATTTTTAATACTTAAAAAAGTTCCAGTTGTAAAACCTATAATTGGAATAGTCAATATTCCTCCCGATCCTACTGTTCCAGTAAAAAGCACATATATATTTTTATACGTTGTCGTTTGAAGAGTAAAAGGCAATGATGATAAGTCATAATTTATATATGCTGTATTGTTATTTATCTGATATTGTAAATTATTAATCCTTTGACTAAGTTGATAATTTGAATAACTCATTATATATTAAACATTATATTTTATTTATAATAAAAATTATAAAAAAATAATCTAATATAGATTATATAAAATGAGTTGTATAGAAAGTAAATTAACTGGCCGTGGATTAAGCGAGGGTTCATTAAAATTATATGAAGCAAATTTAAAACGCTTAAATAATAATCAAGAAATAAAGAGTTTAAATTTTTTAAAAGATACAGAAAGTATTATTAATCAAATAAAAGATAAAAAAGATACAACTGGTAGAAGTTATATTATTGCTATTTGTTCCACTCTTAAAAATGACCCAAAAATGAAAAAGTATTATGACATTTATTATAATTTATTAATTGAATATAATGATAAACTTAAAACAAATAATAATAAATCCGAAAAACAAGAAGAAGAATGGATATCACAAGATGAAGTTAAAAATAAATATAATGAATTGGAGAAAGAAATAATACCATTAATTAATAAAAAAAATATAACAACTGACGAATATTATAAAATGTTATCTTTTATTGTATTATCATTATATGTATTACAACCACCAAGAAGAAATTTAGACTATTTAAAAATGTTAGCAATACCTAAATATAAAGGTAATGAAACCAAAGACTTTAATTATTTTGATATATCTAATAAGAAGATGATTTTTAATAATTATAAAACTAAGGGCACTTATCAAAGTCAAGAAATAGATGTAGTTGATAAATTATTTATTATATTATGTATGTGGATTAAGAAATTTAAAATTAAATATAATATATTACAAAAAATAGACGGGTCTGAATTAGATAAGAATGGTATTACAAAAATATTATATAAAATATTTAATAAAAAAGTTGGATCTAGTATGCTTCGTAATATATATTTAACTGACAAATATAGCGATCAGAATCAAGAGAAAATTAAAGATGCAAAAGCAATGGGAACATCTGTAGGAACAATAGATAACCAATATACAAAAAATGATTAAAATATTCTGTTAAGTTAATTCTTAGGATTGCTTTATTAAGGATTTAGCCGAGAAGTTAGGAAAATAAAAATATTTAAATTGGAATCCAATGACATATTAATATATCTGGTGGCATTTCTCTATTTTCACATTCTCTATTAATCAACTCTTCATAATCATTTAAATTATATCCTGCTTTACCACATAATATACGAGAAATAACGTGTCTTCCACAAGTGCATACTTCTGGGTTTTCATTTTGTAATTTTAAAGTTGAAAATATAGGTTTCTTACTACTTTTCATGATTCTAGTTAAATAATCATCTGGCTGATTTAACATTTTATTTATCATTTTAGGAATATATTTTAATTCTCCTTTGTGTGTTTTACCATATGAATCAAAGAATTCAAGTGTATCACCTTTACGAATTAAACAACACCAATGACCTACTCTAGGCTGAGACTCTAATAATAAAATTCTAAAATCATCTTTATTTGGAATTAATTCATCAATAGTATTATAATTTTCCAATTCACTATATTTCATTATCTTATTCTTTACATCTACTCCAAAATTACGAATGAAATCGTCTTCTGATACCATTTTTTTTAATTCATTCTTATATTTTTCTATAACTTTATTTTTTGACATATATCTATAATAAAAAATAAAAAAAGATTTAGTTTTTTTTAGATTTAGATTATTTTAATTTCTACGCTTAATTATAATATGGGGTTTTTCTCAGTAAAAGATAACACACACGGAAGAATAGAACAAGTTAAATTATTACCAACAATACAAAAATTATTTAATAGAGATATTCAAATAATTGAAAATGATTTAGCAAGATTTGATTATGAATGTGATAAATACTGTTATGAATTGAAGACACGCACAAATACAAAAGATAAATACCCGACGACATTAATAGGAAGAAACAAGACTGAAAGCGATAAGAAAATAATATTCTTATTTAAATATACTGATTGTCTCTGTTATATTAAATATAAAAAAGAATTATTTGACACATTTGAAGTTAAAAAATTTAATAGGAATGTTCGTGCGTCAAATAAAAGTGATTATATTTATATTCCTGTAGAACATTTAAAAGTTTTAGAAATATATAATATATAAAAAAAATAAAAATTTAATTCTAATTAATAATATATATAAATGTCTGTTTCAAGTCTTATTAATTCTCCTTCATATGGTCAAAAATACACTTTAACAAATCTTCGTGGTAATATTGCTATTCCTGTTTCGGCGGCAACAGCATTCGCAGAGACTGTCATCACTTGTATTGCATCTGCAGCGACAGTATTAAATATTACATTACCAGCGGGTAGGTATCTTGCTAAAATGGAATGTTGTATTACTGCAATTGCTGGTCAAGCATCAGTTGTAAATTATGCTCAATTACAATTAATAGGAAATAATACATCAGGTGGAAACAACCAACTTTTAGGTGCAGGGGCTAGTTACGGTGGAATTACATTTACAGGTGTAGTTGCGAATGTAGGGGCGAATAATATATTTATTAAAGACGATGTCTTTTTTACAATACCAGAAGAGACAACACTATCAATGCGATTAGTATCTAATGTATTAACTGCAGGATGTGAAACAAGAGACACCGATTTACCATTTAATCCTGCCCAACCGTGTGAAAATAAAGTAACATTTTATGAATTGCTTTAAATTTTTTATAATTATATTATTATTAATCAAATAATAATATAAAATATAATCTAAATCTATATTATCATCAGTAATTAATCTAAAATAATCTAAAATAGGTTATCATTAGTGATAATTTATAAATTATCATGTAGAATAATCTGAAATAATGTAAATCTAGATTAAATTTATATATAATCTAACTTTAGATTAACAATAATATGTTAAATCGGTTATAGTGTTTGGTTATTAAGGACTTAACCGAAAAAACTTTAATAATATAATATAATTTAATATATATGTCTATACCAATCAATATTAAATTATATAATCAGGTAAAATTAGAAGCAGATGAAATATATGACAAACCAAGTGCATATAAAAGCGGATGGATCGTAAAAGAATATAAAAGACGTGGTGGCTTATATATTGGTAAAAAAACAGATGAAGGATTAACTAGATGGTATTTGGAAAAATGGAGAGACGTAGGAAATAAACAATATCCTGTCTATAGACCAACTAAACGAATAAATAAAAATACCCCTTTAACATTAGATGAGATTGATAAAACAAATCTAAAACAACAAATTGAATTAAAACAAAAGATTAAAGGAACTAAAAATTTACCGAAATTTAAATCTAAAAAATAATAATATTAAAATTATCTATTATTATTTATATGACAACAGCACATAAAAGATATTTACCTGATAAGGTTTATTATGATATGGTTATAAGTAATTTAAATAATACTAACGCCGCTCCTCCGTATGCGTATTATAATGAAACGCGATCTTCTCCACTTATTTATGACCCATATAAATATGATTTAATTATAGCAAGATGGCAATTAGATACAAATTATTTACCTATATTTATTCCGATGATTCAAACGAATAGTAATGACCCTAACTTAACTATATATAGTATTACTTTAGAATATGCTGGCGTATCTGGGCTACCTGCTTATGTAAGTTTTTCACCTCAAAATTTAATAGCATCTGTTCCGAATGCTCCTATAAATACTTCTAATAAATTACAAGATAATAGCCAAGGTTATTATGATATATATACTTATCAATATTGGATATATTTAATTAATGTATGTTTTCAAACTGCATATGATAATTTAAATACCGCGTATGCTCCTGCTCTTCCATCTGGGAATGCTCCTGTTATGACATATGATACACAAAATAATATTGCTATTATTAATGCTGATGTATTAGGTTATGGTGTAGGTGGTATTAAAGTATATTTTAATCAAGCATTGTCACAATTATTTAGTTCATTCCCTTTTACTATTAATTCTTTTAATGATGCATATAATCGTAATTTCCAATTACAAATAAATAGTTTTAGTGTTGCAAATCAAGCGGACTATCCTTCATTTGGTGCTGCGTTATTTACTGCTTATCAAATATTTCAAGAATTTAGTACTATTAGTGCGTGGAATCCAGTTATGTCTATTGTTTTAGTTTCTAATACTTTACCTATTGTTCCAAATAACGAAGGAGTACCATCATTAATTATTAATGGTATATATCAACAACAAAGTGGAAA